TGGAACTGAGATGCAAGTTCTTTTTTAATGTCGCCACACAGCGGACCCCACCATGCCAAAAAGCGCCCATTCATTGTGCTATAAATCCACTTGATTAAAGCTGCAGCATTTTCAAAGCGGATTCTGGACAGAAGCGGATGAGCCTCTGTTAGATCATCAAACACCGTGTTGATTACTGTTTCTGGTAGAACTGCATCGAAACCAGACAATGCCTGTTTGGGGTTGTCGGATTTCATGGCTTCGATAAGTTTTTGATAAAATTTGGTTTCCTCAGAAGTCAATGCCCTGACCCCACGTCCTGCAAGTATTTGATTGTCTACAGATTGGATGAGTCCTTTAGCTTCAGCCATTACAGCTTCTTGCAAAATGTCAGTATACTCGGTAAAAGCTTTTGCAAATGCTTCCTCATCGCCATCTTTCATAGCTTGGTTGAGCTTGGCAACGATCTCGCTCTTCTTCAAGTTCAAAGCATCAATATTTCTCAATTTTATCCCTCCTAATAAATTAGCGGCATATCGCCGCCAGCAGTTTATTAAGTTTGTTCTCTTGGGGTATTGGTTCTTGCTGGTTTCCTAAGCCTTCAATCAATCGATTGTAGAGCTTATCCACAATTTCATCGGCATTAAGGTCTGCAGGAACCCCTGATTCCTGGTTTCCCTTTTGGCCGCTTACGATGCTATATAACAACTTTCTTGCGCTTGCGGCCGCCTTATTGGTTTCGGCCGCCTGAATAATCCCGGTTGCAAAACCCCATTCCAGGGCTTCGCTCGGCAAAATCCAGGTTTCAGCATCCAGCAGCTCTTTAACTTTTTCCTCGCTGATGTTGACCCGGGCCATATAGGCTTCAATACTGCCTTGGGTGATTTTCTCCAGGTCATCAGCAACCTTGCGCAGCCAATCTGCATTACCTTCTGCCCGCGTCCAGGCGTTGTGGATCATCAACAAGGAAGCATCATTCATAAGCCGCTCTTCCCCGGCCATAAATACAACTGAAGCTGCGGAACAGGCAAAACCGTCAACGATTGTCCTGACTTTTGCTTTGTGGTTCTTAAGCGTGTTGTAGATGGCCAGGCCTTCTGAGACAATGCCGCCGTAACTGTTGATATGGACATTTATTACGTCAACATCAAGATCTTTGACTTCATTGACAAGCGACAAACTGGAGACATCGGATTCAAAACCCCACCATTCCTTTGTCCAGTCTTCAACTATGTCGCCAAAAATATAAACATCTGCCTCTCTGTCATTGACTACTAACGAATAATACTTGTTGGTTTTTCCCAACTGGCATCCCTCCTTTCTTAGGTGTAGAAGTTACTACCCATCCCCACCACCCCCCGCAACAACTGTCTCTACTGGAGCATAGTTTTTAGTCATCCACCGGGTTGTACTCCAGTCAGTACCCAGCGGCTCCATGCCCAGGGTCTTTAGGATGTCATCAATGGTATAGCCGCCGATCCGGAGCAAGGTTTCCAGGGCACCGGCAATATCCTTGATGTCGTGCGCCCGGATCATACTAGTATTAATGCGCATATAAGTGCGCTCCAGAAAAGCCTGCTTACCGTAGTACTTGCGGTTAATCTCGTCAGCCAAAAGTTCAGCCAGCGGATTGATGCAGAAAGTTAAAAAGTTGTCCATCGCCTTTTCAGTATCCGCTACGCCACCTTTAAGCAGGACGGGCGGCACCTGGAATGCAATAGCTACAAAGTCAAACACATCGTCAATGAAAGCCCGGATCTGTGCGTTTTCAGCCCCGCCTTTAACACCGATGTTGCTGGCCAGTTCGTCATACTCTAGGCCGTTTGTCAGTGGTAGCACCGCACCAGATTCAGCCTCAAAGAACCGCTTGAACTTCTCACTAAATAGTTTTTCAAGCTCCTGTTGCGCCTTCTCGGTTTGTGGGTAACTCGCCGGCACCTTCAATACGCCGTGGCGCGAATGGTTCCGCTTGTAGTTGACCTGAGCCGCCGCGATCAGCTTTGAATAGCTATTATACAGCCCATCAATGACGTTCCGAATTTTTTCATTATGCAGTTCAAAGTGAAAAACTTCGGATTCCCTATAGGACCGATTTAATTGAAAATCATCAACTACAATCCCCCGGTAGATATATTCACGGAAAGCGTATTTATCAACATCAAAGCTGTCTGCTACATAAAAATGCCCATTGTATTGCACGACTAGGCATTCGTTGTTGTAAACCAGTTTACTGATTACGTCCCGCCAGAACTTCGAGGCGCTTTTATTTGGGTTCGGTTCAACGTTGAATAGGTAATAGTTTTCGCGTCGGACCTCCTGGCCGCGCTCAAAAGTTTGGAACTCGGCTTTACTTAAGACGTTGGCGATCAGGTTGATGCAAGACTGGATCGCTAGTTGTTTGAAATATATCTCGGTGGTTAATTCGCCAATCATCGCGCTCAGTTCAAGAGTTTTCTTGTTCTTGTCAAAGAGCGATAAAAACCAATCCCATACCGTCACCTGCTCACCTCCCGTCAATAAGTATAAACGTCCAGGCTTAATACATCTTCCTGCGGTTCCTCGAGTTCCGCGTCCTTGCTGAGCGCATGAAGCAAAGCAAAAAACCCGTCAGTCTTGCGGGTTTTTGGTTCAATCTTCAGGTATGTTATATTCCCCTTCTTGTCCATCTCCTGGCAGACATTGTTTGTATACCAGCGCATGGTCGGGTTGTCCCCAAATACCAAAGTTTCTTCAGCGAATATCTGTTCAATCAGCGGGGCCACCTTCGCATGGGTAATTGGCCCACTGCGGACCTCGGTTAGCGGCAGTCCTTTCTGTGTAAATTCAGATTCCAGCAAGGACGCCCGGTAACTGTCGCAAGCAATATCGATTATGTGGTAATTCTTTGCCTGTTCCAAAAACCAGCCGGCAATATCGGCAGCGCTGATATTAGGCCGATTGATAATAGTAATCAGCCCCCGGTCAACCATCTCCTGAACTGGAAACTTGATTGGCCGGCTCTCCACCTTCAGGGCCAGGTGGCAGACAAAAGTGTGTTCAATCCAGTACCTTTTTCCCTGGTATTTGAAAAGCAGACCACATGAGGCAAAGTCAGTTGTCCTAGCATAGTCAACTGCCCCAATACACTGCAATCCTTCCAACTTTTCATAAGGTATTGGTTGGTTTGTCGCTAATATCTTTTCCCAAGGAGCAACTACAGTGAAGTTATCTTGAGCTGGCATGTTCATCCGCTTGGTCATAAAGTCAATCGCAAGATGAGCCTGATATTTCATCTTGACGAATACTTTTTCTAGCTCTTTTTGGAGCAGTGGAAAATATGGCAAAGAGGGGTTTGCTTTTACCCAATTTGCCGGGTCATTTACTTCTTCCTTGTCATCCAACTTGTAAAGCAACGGCAGAAATCCAAGGTCTTTAATCTCGCCCGACAGCACCCGTTTTGCCAGGTCCAGTTGCTCATCCAACACTCCACCGCGAACATAACCATTCGTGGTGATGTAAAACGTCCGGCTATGCTTTTTCTTTCCAAAACCGGACGTAAACACATTTATCATTTCCCAATCTTCGTATTCGTGAATTTCGTCGAAGATTAGACAGGCGGTTCGCTTACCGTCTTTGGTTTTCGCGTTAGATGTATTGTACTTGATGTAACTGTTAGTCCTTAGGTTTATTATTTGCTGCTTGGTTTTGTAGAAAAACTTCTTTGACTTCTTCCAAGTCCGTTCCAGGACATTGTACACGTCTTTAAAACTGGTTTCGGCTTGGTCCTCGCTATTAGCAATGATGTCAATATTATAGCCCTTCACACCGTGATAATGGGTCGTCAGGTACCAGGCAATGGGGCTGATAAACCCATTCTTACCGTTCCCCCGGCCCATCATAATCAAAAATTCATCAAACACCACCATGTCGGTACTGTGATAGTAACAATGGACCAAAGCCAATATAAAAAGCTGCCAGTTAAGCAGCGTAATTTCAAAATAGCGTTCTATCAGTTCGACGGCTTTTTCAATCATGTCAGCCCGAATGATTACATCGGGGTGGTCCAGCTTGTCCTCAATGTAATCCATTGCCTGCTTCAGTTCTTTGCAGGCCGGAATCTTGCCGGACCGAACACCGTCGATATAGTTATCAATATACGGGTGGTAATTCCTCCGCCTCTTTTGCATTTACATGGTCACCACCTCCACCGGTTACATTTCTTCGTCCAAATCAAGATCAGGATCCATTGGCCTTGCCTTTAGGCCCAGCTCACTGAGTATCTTCAGCATCTGGGCGTTGGTCTTATTAAGCTCGGCTATAGACTCATTTTTCTTATAACCGGATTGTACCACCTCACCGTCCCGGTTGTACGTTTCCCATCTAATGGAAACGCCTCGCTCCTTGATGTCCTTGATAAGTTTATTCTTGATGTCCCAGAGCTCCATATAGTCATTGACCAGATCTAGGTAGTGCCGGCCATAAATCCCCTGGCGCTCCAGCTGGTCAATGAGGTCTTGTTTGATTTGCGATTTTTTACTTCTGGCCACTTATACCACCCCCGGTCACGTGAAAAAATAGTGAAAATCTGTTTTGGAAGT